CGGCATTTAGAAGACAATAAACATTATCTATCTCAATCGAACTATTCAGTTTATATTAATGGTTTAATAGGACTAGTACTTGAAACAAGGTATTCAACCTTTTTTAAAGTATCTAGCTCTTTATGCCATTTGATAAATTGATCAGGTCGTTTGTGACCCATAATGTTAAAAGCTTTTGTTCAGAGCTTAGAAATGATTTCTATATGCTTAGATTTAGATCTATGCATAAATGATATCATATCAAAGTTATCCATTCTCACCTTTAAACAGGTTTCTAAAAAATCAACCTTACCTGATGTGAAGTCTTCAAAAGTCTTCTTCATCGATAAGATATGATAATTATAAGCCGTAAAGAGAGGAAGGGCCTGAATATTCGTCCTATCAATTGTATGGTCAATATTATTGGTACCTCACATTAATTTGTAGAAGTACGCACTAAATGACCGCCAATTGTAGGCCATATCCAGACGAGCAAGAGCAACCTCCTTAACCAATGTCATAACGATAAGTTCTTTAATATATTGAAGAACTCACTTATCACGTGGCACCGTTATTTCACTATGCCGGAACTTAACAGCAAAATATGAAATTAATTCATCTAATGTTGTAAGTCCGAAAGTGTATCTAACGGCCTGGTTAAAATCATATAATAATTTCTTCATTTGGTAAACGGTTTTAACCCGTTTTCCCTTATAAGGAATTTTATTATATAACAAACAGACAAAGTCAAGAGTACTATATTGACAAAGGCGATATCTTTTAATAAATTCGAAAATTTCTAAGAAAACAATCTTAGGATTATCAAAATTATTTAAGATTCCTTTTAAGGGAATGCCTGTGATCTCTTTACTATTTTTGATTCATCTTTTCGCAAATTCATAAGTATCTTTAGATACATGTGTTTTTGGAACAGATATATCAACCCCAAGTCTTGTCATAATAGTTACATATTTTTGGGCGACACGGTTATTTTTAATAACTATGTCATCACCTAGAATAATGTAATCATTAAATTGCCTAATACCACACGAATGTGCGGCATAAGCAACAACAAGATGATGGGTTATAGTAAAGGCTGCCCAGCTACTGTAAGCACCCATTGGTTGACCCACACTGTATCTTAAAGTACAGTTAAGGTCTTTAGAGTAAAAATCTCTATTAGCCAATAGGTTCGCCCAATTACTTGCATAATTACTATCATTATAAATATATGATAAT